ACCCTATTGTTTCCCCACTTCGTAGCTCTATTTCTAATGGTCGTTTCGGCCTTGGCATTTCTTCCAAATTAATTATGTTGGACCATTTGTTTCCATTCCATAATTGACATTTTTCTAGTGGTAAACGGGAAAGGTCTTTTATTGTCATTGGTGCTTCACCTTTTGGTGATTTTACGTAAAGACTAGTTCCCCCGGAAAGACACTTTGCCCATACTATTTCTGATCGGGAATACCAACCATCGTCCTGCATAGCTATTGCTATCCGGTGCGGAATGAACATGGCACACTTTGGCTTGTACCCTTTAGGCGCTCGTCTAACTCTGGCGTTGCCACCAGTTGATCCCGGCATATGGTGTCCATTGGTGAATACGCCGTGTTTGTTCCTACGATGTGAGTCTGTTCTACCTATGTAACCCTGCGAGTAGGTGTCGCCGATGTTGAGCCAGAGTGTTCCGTCGTTACGTAGGACTCTGTAGAGTTTCCTGAAAATAAGAACGACATGTCTGACAAACATCTGCGGGTCTGGTTCCATCCCAAGTTGCCCATACCAGCCATCCGGCCATTTACAGCCAGTCTCTTCGCCGTACTCTCTGAGCATCCAATAGGGAATAGAGGTAATGATGGTATGAACACTGTGAGATGGTAGGTGGTCTGCGATCTCGAGAATGTTGCCCCTGTAAAGACGGGCCTTTTTGCTCGTCTTGTAGAGACACCCATTGAGTCGTATTCGTCGTTTTGTTTTGGTGGTCATAGATAGATTTCGTCGTAGCGCTACGATGGGATTAACCATCTCTCCCGCGCCCATAGTATTATAATCTAAATGCAACATTAGGGCAAACCCTATTTCTCTTGCATGCTAACCAGAATTGATACGTTGCCTCTATCTAGTTTTATCTCGTAGATCTTCCAATTGCCGTGGATGTTTGGATCTGATAAATCAGGATAGAGGGTTGCCGGAAATACAGTTTGCCATCTTAGGGTAGACTCAGGCCCGTATATTGGCGGCACCTGTTTGACGACAACGATATAGCCCGTTGTTGCCGTCTGCGGTGGCTCAACCTTCTTCAACCAGAAGCCGCCGATTTTTGACATTGATGGGCTTACGTTACTTTGCGTGAGCGAGTAGACTCTTTGCGGCGCCGCAAAGTCTTCGCCGCTTCCACCGCAACCACAAAGAAAAAGCCCCACCAACAAGGTGAGGCAAGCGTATAACTGAAAGGTCGGCCAATGATGGCACTCATCAACCACCATGAATTCTAACTCCTATCGCCTTCGTTGTCAATTTCTGCTTTGCGAGTGAATTGCTCCCCACCCAGCGCTATTATGACTATTATCAGTGAATTGGCCAGGATTCCACCCCACCCAAAACGCTGATAGCAATATGCGAAGGAAGATATGAGTGCTAGAATTAGCCCGATCGGTAGAAGGATCGAGAACAAAGCATGCATCATTCCTCGTAGGTCTTTCTCGTCCCCCTCGAACGTCTCTTCATTCGTCATCTTCTTCTTTGCCACCCTTCGTCCTTTCCGCCGAAACTAGAGCGTTCAATTTTAATTGAGCGCCTCGGACCTCCTCGATGATCTGATCTTTCATCTTCAAAATGTTTTTCTTGAATGTGGCTATGGTCCTCAGTTCCTTTTCTCCGAGGTTGTCCAATAGCATATCCTCGTATATAGCTTCTATGACCTCTAGTACGGCACCGTAGTATTTCCCGCTGGAGACGTAATCCTCGTATCCGCCGTAAGTTTTTTCATTTCCATCTTTGTCGCGGCGGACTGTCTCTTTTTTCATCACGAATTTATCGTAGGTGATGTTCAATTTGTCGAGACGCATGACGCGATATTTTCCACCTAAAAGCTCAAGCATTATCTCCTCTTTCATCCTCGTTTCTACTATATGCCGATGTAGGGTTTTTATAAAGATCTTACACGCTGCGGCCCTGTAAATCGGGGGACAGTTGAGATATGGGCAATTTATACGGCACTCTTTCAAGACTTTTTCAAACCAATCTGAAAATTTCTTGTGAGCCAAATTATTCCTTTCGTCGTAGCGCTACGACTTCCTGGAGCAGCATACAGCTAACATACTATATGCCAGTGTCAAGCCCCTATTTGTTTACGACTTGACACTGCATGCTTTTCTACATTATTATTTAATAAGTGATAGGTGATACACATGATATTCCGGTAGGGGCACTGACGACAAAAGGCAAGTTTGCCTTCTTTGATCAGGTAAAATATACGCCCCACGTTGGACAGCAGCGGCTCCATAATTCGGAGGCGCGCTTTCGCGTTATATCGGCTGCCGCTCGTGCCGGTAAGACCACTGCCGCAGCGTATGAGGCAATTGCCTATGCTCATATGCCAAACAAGGTAATATGGTGTGTAGCTCCAACCTATGATTTAAGTGAAAAAGTCTTCCGCATCATCTGGAAAGTGATGGTGGAGGAGCGCGGATACGAAACGATCTCGCAATCTTATCGGGATCGTTTCATTCTTTTTAAGTGGGGTACAGAAGTACGTGGTCGTTCTTGCCAAAATCCAGAGTCGCTTCTCGGCGAGGGCGTCGACTTTATGGTGATTGACGAGGCCTCCAGACTTCAGGAAATAATCTGGGAAGAGTATTTGAATGAGCGGCTGATGGATAAGATCGGTCACGCTCTGATGATCTCCACTCCCCATGGTACCCACGGCATTTTCCCGAAGCTCCACAAACGCGGAAGAGATAAGAACTTCCCTCTGTGGTGGTCAGACCGCATGCCCCTTTATGAAAACCCCAAGATCAGAAAGTCTGAGATCGAACGCCTAAGACGTGAGTCATCGAAGGAAGCATTTGATCAGGAGGTTCTCGGTAAGTTCGTACCGTATGGGGGCCTTGTTTATAAAGAGTGGGATGAGGAAAAACACGTTAGCGAAAGGGCTGCGTTTCGTCCGGACGTTCCGATACTGTTGGCTATTGACTACGGAACTAGGAATCCAACCTCAGTTCATTTCTGTCAAAAAGTCGGCGAGCATCTGATGAACGTCTTTGCTGAATACTACGTTGCGGGTCTTGACACAGTGGATCACGCTACCGCTGTCCGCAAAGAACATATCCTCCCGTATCTGAAGGAATCGATCCACAAGACAATGCATTCCTATCACGATCCGGCTGGTGCGGACGAGTCCTCAATTTTCAAAAAGTTCAATCGCGAGCTTGTGATGATACCCGGTGTGAATGACATCGAACCTGGCATCAACACCGTGCGTCACTATCTCAAGTTCGACCCAGATAAAAACCGTCCTAGACTCCTCATTCATCCCAGTTGCACAAATCTCATTTGGGAGATGGCCCAGTATCATTATCCCAAGAGATCTGAGAGAAAGAGGACCACCGTAACGGAGCTTCCGGTGGACGTAGACAATCACGCGCTTGCAGGTATAAGGTATTTGTTGCATACTATTGATCCTGCGGGCTCCGTTGACATCGACATCTCTCAGATAGACAACGAATTCTCTGAAGAATACATAGGGGTTCAGGAGGCCGGACGTGGCTACTACGAGGAAATCTCTTCTCTCAAGGGCGCTTACTCTGCTGAAACAAGGCGCGAAGAAGCGGATATCGACGAAGACGATTGGTCCTTCTGAGAAAAAGGACATTGCCGCCAACATATTAGGTTCCTACGCCCAAGCCAAGGGCCTGATCACTAATCCAGACACTCTAGTAACCAAGCGCGGCCTGAGTATTTACGATGAGATGCTGACCGATGATCAGGTCTACGCCATCTCAACTACCAAGAAATTCTCTATCCTAGCCCCAGGATGGAGTATTCTTCCGGCGACAAAATCCAAGCGGGACATAGCCATTGCTGACTTCGTTAAGTGGAACTTGGTCAATCTCAAGGGCACGTTCAGAAATGTTATGTTCAATGTCCTAACTGCATTGGACTATGGGTTCTCGCTCACTGAAAAGGTATGGACCCTGGAGAAGGAAAACACCAAGTTCAGGGGGCTCATAACATACAAGTCATTGAAACCAAAATCGCCGGTGTTCATGGATTTTGTTATGGATGGCTACGGCGATGTTCTGGCGATTAAGCAATACATAACCTCCGAGAATTTTAAGGGGGAAGCATTCCCACCTGACAAATTCGTTCACTACGCCTACAACGGCAAGTTTATGAATCCGTATGGTGTGGCCGACCTTCGGGCAGCATATCTACCCTGGATCGAAAAGAAGCTCATCCGTAGGTTTTGGAGCATCTATCTCGAACGTTTCGGTAGCCCCCCAGTCGTAGCTACAATTCCACGCACGGCTACTCCGAAAGAGATCACGAAGATAAAAACCGTGATCAAGAATATTCAGACACGTACCGGAATTACTCTCCCTGAAGGTTTCGAGCTTACTCTTTTGGAAGCTATGCGATCCGGTCATGCTGGCTTTGAAGCTGCCATTGCAGAGAAGAACATGTCCATTACTCACTCCATATTGATGCCGGATCTACTCGGCTTCTCAATGGGTGAGCGACCGGGTTCATTTGCTCTCGGTAAGGCACACGTTGACATTTTCTTCTTGATCCTGGAAAAAGTGGCGCGGGATCTCGAGGATGACGTAATTGGTGAGCAGATAATCAAGCCGCTTGTAGATAAGAATTTCAGGGTAAGCGATTATCCCAGGATGAAGTTTGAGCCTATCAAGAAAGAGAACAGATCAATCCGAGCTAAGATCATAACGATCCTGGCTGACGCTGGAGTTCTCAGGGCAGATGAGCCATGGGTTAGAGACTGGATTGAGCTTCCGCAAGTTACTGGCCAGATCCCGTCTACCGAGCAAGAAGTCGACGACCCGCTTATGGAGAAGATCGACAAGATCCTCGACCTTCTGGCACAGGAAGCGCCCGAGCAATTGGGCAAACCTACGCAGAGGAAAATTGGAAAGAGGATTGATCGACCCGGCGATATTAGCGCTCTTCCGGGGCGGGGAACGGTAGAAGTCCAAAATCCGAGATTTGAGGAGGCAGCTAGGGCACTTGTCCAAGTCTTCTCTGAATTTTTCGGAACGGGAGGGCGATAGCAATGGCTGATGAAAAGACTATTGATACCAATACAAAGGACCTTAGCAAAATTAGCGACGAAGATCTGCGTGCTCTCCATGACAATCTCCAAGGGCTTCTCCTGAAAGGTCAGATAGGAGAAGAGGAGTTCGACATCCTACGTGAGCGCATTCTGGAAGAGATGGGGGTCAGGGGCATTCGGCCCGAGGAGGCTCCGTCTTTCTCGGTAAGGCCAAAGGACGTCTACTCCAGGCTGATGAAGAGCCTGATCTTTCTCAAGAGTGGTGCTGTCAGAGTAGAGGGTAAAGGTGAGGACCGCCAATGGCCCTTCAAGGTTTTCTTTGACAAGACCGGCTTCAACGAAGCATTCAAGCGTGCCGGGTTTTCCATCCAACAGCTTTTCAAAGGTAAGGCGGATGGGCTGATCTTCAGCTCTGAGGAAGCTAAAGAGGCCGAGGATGTCTATGACCTTTGGCTGGTCCCAAAGGGCAGACAGATCACTTTCAAGAAAGATGACCTGAATGGAAATGCCGAAGAGTTCGGCTACTTCTTTCAGCTACGCAAGGGAAGTGGCCAGTCCTGTTCGGCTGCTCGTTCTACCTCTCGTAAGGATGAGGTAAAGCCGGGTCGCTTTGTCCGCACGATGCCGACTACTCGGGCTGTTCAACCTGAGCTGCAACAAACCTGTGGAGATGTCGTCAAGGCCTTCGAGAATGAGAAATTCCCGGTATACCTTGTACCGAGACAGAGTGAGCTAGATGTCCAGATTCACAAATCCAAAGGAAAAACACAGATCTGGCTTAACAACGGTCTAGAACTCACAAAGCATCTATACGAGTTCGTTAAAGCTTTCAACGAGAAAGCTCCGAAGGATATCGTGATCCTAGCAAACATCAATGTATGCTCGGCCGATGGGGTGCTATCGACACCGGAGGCCATCGATGCTCTCTATTCCAAAAAGGGCCATAGCCCATTGACCTTCTTTGAGGCATACGACTGCCTCTATTTTGGTCAGGACATTCATATGCTGCCCTGGACGGATCGTTTCGACATAGTAGAAAAACTTGTCGGAGGCCCTCTCAAGGATCTAGCGACCTTCGGCTTCTCCGGTTTCTCGATTATCAATAGCGCTGGTCATATGATACCGTCGCTGAACAGAATGAAGAAAAGCAAATGCGCCACTAGCGCCTTTGTTTATACCAATGACCCCTATAGCCTGAACGGGTCCTCCCTGGATCGTACAGTGCTCTACGAGAAGACCTTTGAGTTCAACGCTGTCGTTCTAGAAGTCTATGAAACTCATATCCCAGGCGTCTACAACTTTTCCATTGGTGCGGACCCAGGAAATCTGAACTTTTCTGACTCTGAGTACGTATCTATAAATGGAAAGAAAATGATCAAACTGGGAACCACGATATCAACAACTAGATGGTCTTACCCTGGCGACATAGTGAAGATTGCCGCCAAGGGCTTGATGCACGCCTACGATGAAGAGGACGACCTGAATGCCATCCGCATCTTTAGGGCACGAGTTGTTGACCGTGTGAACACGGTAGGTTTCCCGAATGGGATTGGCTGCATGGTGGAGCGTGCCGAAGATAGAGCACTCTATTATCACAGGATGCTTGATATCGACGGAGAGACGCGCTACTATAATGCTATGATCGATCGGAGCCCTCTCAAAGTCTTCAAATGGGAGAGCATGCCGAATGAGATCAGATACAGGGTAAGGGAGCCGGGCATCTTTCAGCCGAATGGTATGGGTGGCTCGACTTTCAAGACTACAACGATCAAAGAGGAGAAACCTCAAGTGCGAGCAATCATCGGGAAGCTGAAAGGAAAGACCTCGACAACCATTCAGTCTTTGCGCTTCCCGAAGAAGGACGGGTGGACGCTCGCAAAGGCCCAGAGCTGGGCAAGTGGCAGGAAGTTTCAAGAGATGGGCAACCGTCTTGGAGAAAATGTCAAGGGACTTGTGGACACTGCGGAGGGCAGTTCGTCGTAGCGCTACGACGCAGTGATTTTCTCCAAGGAAGACGGTCGCGTATGATTTCGCTCCCGCTATCCTTCAGTCCCAAGATGAACGTAAGGAGTTCATATGAATGGCGAGACGAAGGAAGCGAAAGGCCACGCCCATACCTGGGAAGCCGCGTTGATCGATCAGGAAATCTACGGTAAGACCAACAACCTCGAAGGTCATAGCCATCAGATTTCTTTGCCGACAGAGCACTGCTTTGCCGAAGGATCTACCCTCAAAACCTCTGTTGTGGATGGGCATTCCCATGAGGTTGACATTCCGAGGGATCTTCTAGAGCGCCTTCGCCCGGATCGTCCGCCGAGGAGGGAGCGACCGAACAGGCTCCCCATTGAAATGAAGAAGGATGAGGACGAGAAGACCTGCAACTCTGCCAGTCTGAAGGACGATGAAGAGGATGACGTCTACGGTCCCGATGGAGCGTCCGATGACGATGACGTCAAGACCGCGAAAAAGGCTGTCGATGAGGATGGTCTCCCTGTTATTCCGAAAAAGAGGAACCGGGATTTCCAAGGTGGGTTCACCAAGGACAAGTGGGATGGCTCGAAGGGTCGTTTCAGCCTTGAGCAGTTGCAGAGAGCCGTTCCTGCTTCGATGCGGGCGTGGGGCAAAGCCCAGGGCGACGGCACATCCAAGAGCAACTACAAGCTTCCCTACAAAGAGCCCAGTGGCACGATCAACGTGAATGGGGTCCGCAATGCTCTGGCGAGAGCCAAGTCTGTGAAAGGACCCCCAACCGCAGCAATCAACAGTGCGATCGGCGAGCTACAGCGTGTGCTGGTCCGCGCCAAGAAGGCCGGGTTTTCGGCCAAGGAGGAATACCAGATGGTAGTGAAAGTCCTGGAGACCTTCGAGGATGGCAATCCGAAGATCGAGCAGCTTGAGGGCGATCGTGTCCTCATTCGTGATCAGAAAATCTTCAAGGTCGGTCTCTGGAATGACGTGGATATCACCGAAGAAGATATCATCTCGATGGCCAACAACTACGTGATGCTTCAGGTTTCTTTCGAGCCACCGATCAAGATCGGTCACGATGTAGCCGAACACAAGAAGCTGATGAGCGAATGCTCGGCAGGATGGGTTACGAACGTCCGGGCAGAGCTACCCTGGCTCAAGGGAGATTTCGACGTCCCGATGGACGTCTACAAGGATTACCTGAGAACGAAGAAGCTCAGGTTCAAGTCAATAGAAATGCACCCAAATTTCGTGAGAGACGGAAAGGAGTACGGCCCGGTACTGACGGGGCTCGCCCTGCTAGGGATCAATAACCCCGCAGTCAACGATCTAGGCCCCGTTGCGTTGCCGTTTTCGTGCAACAAAGAGGAATTCATTCGAGTCATTTTTGACGATGGAGGTGAAGAAGACGTGGAAGAGAGCACCAAGAAGTTCCAGGATGAGATCGCCACTCTGAAGAAGGAAAAGGCAGAGCAGGCGAAGAAGTTCGAGGCGATGCAGAAGAAGGCGGATGAGAACGCCAAGGTGGCTACTGCCCTCGCTGCCCGTCTCCGAACGAACGACGCCCAGAACTTCGCCGACAAGCTGAAGGCCGAAGGGAAGCTCCTGCCCAAGGACGAGTCGATCTTCGTGCAGTTCATGCTCACCCTCGACGAGTCCAAGACCCTGACCTTTTCTCAGGAAGACGGCTCCGAGAAGAAGCTGAGCCAGACGGAGATGTTCAAGGAGATCGCGCAGTCCTACAAGCCCCAGGTCGATCTGGACAAGCAGATCGAGGACGCCGAGAAGAAGAAGCCCAACGTCCCGGAGCCCAAGGGCGCCGAAGACGAGGCGACCGATTCCGACACTCCCAAGATGCCCAACTTCGGCGAGCACTCCGCAGCTTTCGCGAGAGTCATCGACGAGCTGGATCTCAAAGTCTACGGCGCCGATCTCGAGCCCAGGGCTCGCAAGATCATGGCCGAGAACGAAGGCTGGACCTTCGAGCAGGCCATGAGCGTCGTCTACGCTCAGGAGGAAGAGAAAAAGTAGCGAGCGCAACGCTCTCGCTGAAACCATATGCCCTCTAACCTGTAATTCAAGACTACAGGAGGTGAAACATGTCTAACACCCCCGGAGCACGCCCGGAAAACACCGCGTCCTACAAGGCGAGCGGGTCGGCCATCGCCGCCCTGGTATGCGTTATGCAGGACACGAGTGCCAAGGGCCTGATGAAGCTCCCCACAGGAGCAAACGTGCTTCCTCTCGGCATCCTGACTCGCGCAGTTCTCGAAGGAGAAACCGGCGCAGTCGTTCGATCCGGGTACTACTGGGCTCTCGCCAACACGGCAGCCGGTGTGACGCCAATCGCCATTGGCGACGCGGTGATCATCGCTGACATTGCCGGACAGCTCGGCAAGGACCCGAAGACTACCACCACGACATCCATGGTGGTGGGATACGCCGAGACAGTAGCCGCAGCGGACGGTGACGAGTTCATCGTACGCCTGCAAATCCATGAACGCTACAACGTCTAGAACGGCACCTTTCAAGGAGGTGACAATAAATGCCACTCGGAACATCCGAGGTACATCTCAATGTACCCCTGACGAAATTCGCTCTCCAGTACGACCACCCGGAATATCTGGTTTACCAGATCGCTCCGGCCATCAACGTTACCAAGGAAGCGGACATCTACTACATCTTCGACAGTGACCGCCAGAGTATCGTGAGGCCGGATACCCTTCGCGCGATCGGCGCCCCGTCGAACGCGGTCAAGCTGACCCGTGACACGGATACCTATCTGTGCGAGGAGTATTCCCTCCACTATCCTCTGCCCGACCGAATCCGCAAGAACCAGGACGCCCCGTTGCGCCTGGAGCAACGCGGAGTCAAGCGCATCGTCGATGGGCTGGACCTGGACAAGGAGATGCGTCTCCAGGCCATGTACCAGACCTTCGGCGGCGCGGGTCAGCCCCCCGGCGCCAACGTGACGGTCAAGTGGAACGCCGCCAGTGGCGATCCCGAGGCCGACATTCAGGCCGCCAAGGAGCAAGTGCGCAAGGCGATCGGTAAGCAGCCGAACTCCCTGCTCATCTCCGCAGCCGTGGGCGATGCGATCGTCCGCAAGATCAAGGCAGCTCTCACAGCCATGGACCTCAAAGTGAAGCTGACCTTCATCGACCTCCCGGCAGTCCTCTGGGGACTCAAGGTCTACATCGGCGAGGCCGTCGTGAACACGGCGAACCCGACCGCAACCCCCGTGGTCGCTGACATCTGGAACGACAACGCTGTGGTCTTCTACCAGGACCCCAGCCCGGCGATCGACGTCATGTCG